CTTCCCCGTCGCCACGAAATAGGCGGCGTCGAGGTCGGGCAGTTCCACCACATCGCCAACCCTTGCGGGCTGGCCTGCGATGGACGTCTGGCGAAGGATCCGGATCAGCATCACGTCACCTCAGAATTAAAGGGTGTTGTTGCCGCGGCAGAAGCTTTCCGCGTAGCGGACCGCATAGTCCACGGACTGGAACACGGTCACCCGGACCGCGCCGGACGTGTCGAGGCTGTACGGGTTGACTTGGAGGTCGATCGACCCGAAGAGACCCAGCATCAGCTGAGACCACACGCCGAAGAACACATCACCGGCCAGCACCTGGTTGGACCGGATCACCGGGTAGCCGTTGACAGTGCCGCCGGGCTCCAGCACAAACTGGGCCTCCGTGCCAATCTTCGAGGTCGTCTTGAACGCCCCGTAGCGGGTGCTGTTGGTGATGTAGGTCATGTCCCCCACATCGGCGTTGTCGGCGTTGATGGAGGTTTCCATTGCCACCAGTTCCGCGTAGGTCGGAGAATCAGCCGCGAAGTCCACGGTGTTGATCGCGGTGATGTTGCGGATGCCCTGCGGCTGCGCATTGGTGCCGGTGCCGTACAGGCCCACCCGGTCAATCTCCAGCGCCTGGCTGCGGAGCAGTTCGTTGCGGACGAACATTTCGGCATCGATGCTGGACTGAAGCATGAACAGCCGGCTGATCTCGGTATACGCCCCAAGGGTCTTGGGGGTCAGATCGACCTGGCGGACGGTGGGGCTGGACTCGGACGGGGCACCGTTTTCCCCGACCCAGTAGGAAGTAGTGCCGGCGTTACCGCGGGGGATCGGCACCGGGCCGGTCAATCCGCTCATGGTGGCGATGCCAGCAGCGCTGAGCGCCAGACGATTCACCAGGCGATCGATGTAGCTGTCGCCTCGGAAGTCCGGAGCGATCAGGTCACCACCAGCGGAGGCAGTGCCGGCAGCCATGGCCCGAGACATCCGGCTGGGCATTGGTGCGTTCAGCACCTCATTGGCAACGGCAAAGCCCTGGGCCCGGAAGCCGAACTTGCTTTGCACGGCCTCGGAGACTTCCCGCTCAAACGCGGCCTCCTCCTGAGCCTGCCGGTCGTGGGGCATCGCCTGCGCACGGATCGCCCGCAGGAAGCTGAACGACCGGGCCTCCTTATCGGTCAGGCCGATATCAGCGCTGCCGGCGATCGGCTGCGCCTGCGCAGACGCAGAGGCGGCGGGCGTGGCGTGTTGGGTGGGCTGCTTCGAGCGCTTGGCCAGTTCGGTCAGCACCTCGCGCTGGGCCTCCTCCACGCTGGCGCCGCGTTCGATCAGCACTTGGGCGATGTCCACGCCGTGCTCACGAGTGAGGCTGGTGATAGATGCAATGCGATCGCGCTCGGCTCGCTGGGCGTCGGCCGCAGCCTGAGCCCGCACCGCCTCGAGATCGGGGGTCTGGGTTTCCATGGGTGGAACAGTGGGGGTGGGGGTGGCAGTGGCTTGCGCCTTCGCCTGGTCGGGCAGGGCCCGTCCGATTCCGACCGTTGGATCAGCCGGGACAGACACAATCGACACCTCGTGGGGTTCCCATGAAGTGGCAATGATCTGCTCGTCGGCGCCGGGCTTGGCGTCACGGATCGCATAGCCGACGCTCACATTCCGGAGAATCCCGTCGTTCACGTCAGCCACGATCTGTTGCGCCAGCTCGTTCTTCGAGAATCGGACGCGGGCCATCCCGCGCTTCTTCTCTCCATCGATCCAGGCACGCTCGACCACGCCGATCACTCGGTCTGAGTCATGATTGAACAGGACCGGGGCCCCGTCGTTCATTCGTGCCAGGTTCACGGCATCAGCTTGGTGGCTGAGCACTTCCTCACCAAACCACCGGGAGACCGGCAGCTCAGAGGAGAACGGAAACTCGATGGTGCGATCCTCCCCAAGTGCGCGGAACTCCACCGCTTCGTAGCGGCGCAGCTCCTGCCCCTGAAGATCACGCAGATCCATCACCCGATGCCGTCTGGTCTGGCCCCATGCTACCGCTGGTGTCAGCCTCAGCAGACGGAGAGAAGCCGGCCCCACTGCTGGAGTCGCTGGGCTGGTTTTCAGTGGCCGCGTCCTGCGAGATCCCGCCCCCAGTCACCTTCGACGCATCCGAATCGACCACCAGTCGAAGCGCGTCCAGTTCCTCCTTCTCCTCCGCCAGCGCATGGATCGTCTCCTGGTAGTCCCCGCCGCGGCTCATGATCACCTCCGCCCTGGTCTTGAAACCGCTCCGGACTGCCTCACGGGCCGCCTTAACCTCGACTTCGGGTTGGATCCATTCCCAGCCGCGAGCCACCCAGTTCATGGCATCTTCGTAGATCTCAGGGGTGATGTCGTAGCCGGGCAGGGTCAGCTCCCCCACGCTCACGGCAGCCCGCAGCCAGGCCCTGGTGATCGGCTCCAGTAGCTCGCGGATCAGCCACTGCTGGATCGTCCGCCACCACTCCTGGTTGTCCAGCCGCTCAAGGCGGGAGCTGGAATAGTTCGACGTCGAGTAGTCGGCCGACACCGATGTGTAGCTCACGCCGATGCTTGCCGCAAACCGGCGCAGCATCACTCGCGTGAACGGCTCAAACTGGCCGCCGGGCCGGTCGAGGTTGGGCACCTGGATCCTCTGCCCCGGGAACAGGGTTTTGATCACGCCCGGCTCAAACTCGGTCACATACTCGCCCTCAAGCTCCTGCCCCAGCGTCTCGCTCGCCAGCTCCCCATCGGTCTCCACAAAACCCATCAGGCTGCTGGCGGCACGGGCCCCAACGACCTCGGCTTGCGTGAAACCCGCCAGCTGGTGCATCGATTCGATCGAGTTGGCGAACAGGGGCACGCCACGTGTCTGGCTGGGCCTAGAGCGCCGGGCAAGGTGGATGATCTGCTCCGCCGGGATGAGAACCCGCTTCTCGCCCATTCGGGAGTTGTGCCGGTCGCCCGGGTGCTTCTGCAGGAAGGCATATTCCATCGGCCTCCCCCACTCGTTCACATGCACGCCCATCCGCCACTCCCCGCCGTCCATCTGCCCGCGGATACCGCCGGCACCGTCCACCTTCTCGTCTAGCTGGTCGGCTTCGATCACCTCCAGCCCCAACGGAATCCGCCCACCACCAAACGACTGCGGCACCATCCGGATAAACAGCTCGCCACCGTGCGGCAACGTGGCAATGGCCATGGACTGTATGTCCTGGAATGACAGCAGCCCGGCGGTGTGGCACGTGCCCGACCGACTCCACCGGCGCATCTTCGCTTCGATCTGATCGTTCAGCGTCTTGTTCAGCCGGCCCGGCCGACGCTGCATAGGCACCTTCGCTTGGAGCTTGAATCCAGACCCCACCACGTTGGTGGCCAGGCTCCGCACTGCAGCCTCGAAATAGGGATCGTCGCGCATCGCCTGCCGCGCCCGATCCCGCAGCCGCACCAGGCTGGTGGCAATCTCAGCGTCGGCGCTGGTGGATCCGGTCATCCAGTCGCTCGTCAGCCGCGACACCTTCGCGCCCTGATACAGCCGCATCCCGCGGCGGGGGTTCCGGTTTGTGGGTTCGGCGTCCACCGCCTGGGGCCGGGCCTTCGCTTTCTTCCTGCCCATCACCGGAACCTCACGAACACGTTCCGCGGATCACCCAGCCCCGCCGCCACCCGGGCCGCCGCCTTTTCCCTGGCCACGATCGCCCTGAGCTTGCCCTCGCGGGCGGTGAGCTTGCCCAGGTCGAGGGCGGTGAAGCTGCGGGTCCCGATCGTGTACTGGGCCGACCGGTTCGTGATCAGCGTCCGGATCGCGGTCCGCACCTCAGCCAGTTCCGCCTCCGCCTCGCTCCGCCCGTCGAAGGTAGCCGGCGTGCCGGTGTAGGCCAGGCTGGCCAGGATCGTCAGCCGGCCCGCGTCAACCGTCGTGCTTGCCGCGGCCTTTGTTGCCACCGCCTGCCATTGCCACTCCCCCGCCGCCATCGTCCCGGTGGTGGTCGCCGTCAGCGCTAGATCCCAACCTCCGTCTCCTCGAGCCGTCCCCGCAGCAGTGATGCCGGCCGCAGCCTTCCGGAGATACACATTCAGTGCCCAGCCATCGGTGCTGCTCACAGCGCCGGCCGCGGCCTCCACCCACGTCAGCGTGTCGCCTGCTCGGTGCTGTTCCGGGATACTCACCGCTTAATCGCGCCTAGGCCCAGTCTACGGAAGCCTAGAAGGGGTTACCACGCCGATACAAACCCACCAGGGCGCGATGGTGGCGGCCGGCGTTTGCGTTCGGCTGGTGCTCCGG